TTCTAGTGTCTCTTATATCGATAGCATCATCTAAATCTATAAGTTTTTGAGCTAAAGCCATTTGTATATTATTTTCTAATATAGCTTTTTCTTCTTCATCTGGAAGTAACTCTATAAATATACCAAAATCATATAAATGTAATTCTGCCATTTCAGATAATGTAGCAACATTGTGAGCACCAATAGCTCTTATAAAAGCATCTCTTGTTGGAGAATACTCTATTATATCAGATATTCTAAGTGACAAACACTCTGCTGATTCAGCCGTTAAATAAAGCATTGACTGTAGTATATGTCTGGTTGCTGTGTTAGAGTTTGCAGCAGCTAACTTTTGTACACCAACTAAGGCATTTTTATCTGGCGTACTACCATCTCTAGCCTCATTAAGTCCAGTCACATCTCTTATCATCTGCATGTAATAATTATATGTCTGTATTAAAGCTTGCATTTTACCGCCATTAACCCCGTTGTTTATTTGTTGTATTGGTACTTTACCAGGATTTGGATCTCCATCTGATGTAAAACTTCTACCAATAACACTACCAGTTTGGAAGAACATATTTAAGGCTTCCTGTGGATTATAGTTTGTTCCGTTACCAAGATCTATTTCAGCTAAACCATCTGCATCTAAATAAACACCATCAGGTACCATTCTAGACATTACTTGTTGTAATTTTAAATGAGTTAACTGTATCATGTCTGCAAAACCAGTTATTCTACCTACTAGTGATTCTATTCTACCCTCATAAACTCTTGGAGCTACTATTTGATAACTCATTTTAACCTTACTAAAATCAGAATCTGACCTCATCATATTAGGAACCATTCTCCATCTTAACAATTTATTAGCACCTAAAACATAAACGCCTTCAAATAAAGCTTCAACAACTCTTTCTAGTTTACTAAAATCGCCTTCTAAATCTTCAGGTGGATTAAATTGATCATCTTTTTGAATAATCTTTTCACCACCAGCTGATGTTTTCTTTAGCTTATAAACATCATTAACATGAGATTTATAATTAAAGTACAATACGTGAACTTTGTTTTTATCTCTATGAGCAGATCTTTTTAATGGATCTTGGCCTTTATCGTTTATTTGTTTTACTTCAGCTTCAGTTAAAGTTGGAAACTCCTTAACTAGTTCATTAATAGGTATTTCTTTCACTTCACCAACATAATATAAATCATCAAAGTATGGAGATTCAGTATGTGAGTACACTAAATTAGCAGGATCAACATATTTAACTTGAGCACCTTCACTATAATCAAAAGTAGTTTTAGTAGCAGATATACCTAAAACAGCTAGATCGTATAAACATCTTCTTCTAATTAAATCATAATCGCTGTTTTCCATTAAAACATTTATAGCTTGTTCTTCAGCTAACTCAACTGCTTGTTTATAGTTAAGTTGCATGTGAAGTGCAAGCTCCTCCTCTGTATCAGGTAACATTTCAACTGGATTTTCGTAAATATCCATATTGAATTGTTCAGCTACCATATCATTAAACTCTCTACTACGCATATCTCTTAATATAGATTCCATATACTCAGTACGCTTGCTAACGCCGTATTCATCTTGTGAAAAACAATTTATTTCATAAGATCTTTGAGCCATACCATTAACTACAATATCTACAAACTTTGGAATAATTGGAACAGGTTTCCAATCTAAATTAAGATAAGATAAATCACCATTTATTGATAATTCATTTTTATATTTCTGAACAGACTGTTCACCTCTAGCGTAAAGTCTTAGTTTATGAAAACTATTTAAAGTGTGTTCAAACTTTGAATTATGGCCATTAAACCATTCGTATCTTATTGCCTGAGCAATTTTTAATCCGTAGTCAACACTTATTTTTTCAGCATCACTAACCGCTTGTGACGGAAAGTTTATGTGAGCGTACATTCCTTTCATACTTGTTTATTTATAATTCTAGATGATAATCCTTTATTATTATATTTTGCTATACCTAGGTTTAATGAGGTTTTTTGTTTATTTGGATTAGGTCTATACAAATGTCTATTACAGGCCATTATAGCTAATCCAGTACTTATTGAAGCATCATGCTTTGTTCTTCTATTTATATCAAACTTAGACCAATCATTTAACGTTTCATTAAAATACATTGTTCCATATGTTCCATCACCTAATGATCCAACATAATCATTAATATACATCTCTATTGCAGCAGCATGAGCTTGCTTTATATCTTCACTTGAGTTTGGTACTCCACCTATTTCTTTTTCAGATACAGATAATTTGTTCCATATCTTATCAGGTCTATTCATACTAAAACCTCTATAACCTCTTCTACGTAAATAATACAGTAATCTTGGTTTGTTATTTTCTGCTAGTATTGGCATACCGTAAAATACTAATGCCATTAATACATCTTCAAAAAATATTTCAGCTGTTTGTGGTCTAGCTATATATTCTAAAAAGAAGGTGTTAGCTGGAGCATCTTCCATTGAAAACTTAGTTAAACCGTGTAAAGCTCCTTTTGATCCTGTTCCGTCAACTGTTCCTGATATATCGTAAGAGTCACATCCAAAAGCACCTACGTGTTCATTACCTGGGTATCGTACACCATTTTTTATAATAACATTGTTTTGCATATTGCTATTTGGAAACCAACTTATTTTAAATCTACCTTTTGGATCTGGATTAAAAACAACTCTTGTATCTTTAACTCCATTTGTCCACTGAAAGTTCCCTGGTGTTAAAACAGAAGAGTTTCTATTTCCTTCGTTGTAATCTATTTGCTCATATATTTTTATAAGATTAAATAAACTATTTTTTGTTTCATCTCTAAATGCGTGTTCTTCAGTTCTTGGAAACTGACGGTAAAACTCATTTAAAGCATCTTGATCATCTCTCAAACCATCAGCTTCATTATCCCAGTGGTTTATTACACCTTGATCAATCTCTACTCCGTGTGGATCAAATGATTGTTGTTCAGGATCACTGAATACAGGTCGTCCGAATTCATCAATGAATCCTTCGTAATTCCATTCCATAGGAATAAACAAAGAATATAATCCCGACTTAGTTTGTCCATTTCTATTGCGCTTGGTAACATCTGAATCATAATATAGATTTTTAAAATTATCACCTCCTTTATCTAGTGCGTTAGATGTACTTCCCATCATGCACTTTCCAACTATTCTACTACCCAGTCTTAAACAAGTTTTTGTAACTCTCCAGTTATTTTTTATATTATCAGGTCTTTCCCATTTACCACTTTCATCATGAACTAGTAAGTTTAACTTTTCACCATCATAACTATTATCACCTGTATTTTTCCAATCTATAGTTGTGTCAAGTCCTTCCATGTCATCAACCTCTTCTCTTTCCCTCATTTTTTTACGAGTAAACTTTTTAGCTGGTACTCTATAAGCTAATTCAGATTTTGGACGATCCATACCATCTTGTATTGGTTTGAAGAAAAAAGGATAGTTTAAACTTATAGGCACGACTTTATCCGTAAACATTTTCTTAGCATCAGCACCTGATTTAGATAATATACCAAATCTACTATCACTAGCTAGCGTAGCTAAATTAACAGTTTCAGCTGAACTCATAAATGAAAATCCAGATCTTCTGTTCTTTAGATAACACATACCATAACATCGTTTATCTGCTTTACAAGCCTCCCAGAATATAAAAAACAATCTATTTGCCTCTCTAAAATCAGGGGCTCCAACATCAATCTTACTCCACTGTAAATACATATAATGTGTGCCAGTTATATATTTAGGTTCACCATCGTTCATAAACCAGAATCCCTCTTCTCTTCTTTTGAACTCTTCGTCAATATATCCGTAATGCTTTTCTTTAAAATCGTCCGGGTAAACCTGCCAGTCAAATACTGTTTTAATTTTTTTAAAATCAGGTTTTGCTGGAAATTGTTTCCATTTTTGTTTTGATTTTTCATTACTACAAGAATATATTTCTTTTGGCTGTTTAGGTAAAGCTATTTGTAAACCTTGTATTTCTATAATTTCACCAATCGTGCCAGTTTTAGATATAACAACAACATCATTTTCTTTGTTATAGCCATAATCCCATTTTTTAGATTTATTTAATCTTTTTATAGTATTAAGTTTTATTGGCTCAACTATTTTATATAATGTTTGCTCGTAACTCATTTCGATCTACCTTCTGCGAATCCTTTAAACGTGCTTTTCTTTTCCTCCTCTATGGGTTTCCCTTCTAGCATATTCTCTTCTTCATGGATTCTGTTTAATATTTCAAACGCGTCAAATATAGCTAGTTTTTTAGTAGCAGCTGCGTTCTTTAATCTATCAGCTGATATATCTTCATCTGAATCAACTATTTCTTCTCTAGCTACCTTAATTAGTTCTTCAACCGCTTTGTGCCCAGCTTGGATTATATTCTTCTTCGTTTCCTTGATATTCATATTTAATTGTAATAAATTTATTTAATATTCTATATAATCTTTCACCTTCTATTACAAACTCAAATTCACTATTAGGTGTAAAACCAACTAAGGTGTTTAAATCAAAAGTGCCATCAGTATACTTTATTACGCCAACTAAAGGCTTTTCAATATCACTAGTTAAATTATTGTTTGATTTTATTGGTTTTACAAAACTATAACCAGGTGTTGCTGTCCAGTTATTTCTTTTATATAAGTATATTTGATCTGAACAAGCAAAATATTTATCTTCTTCCCAGTAAGATCTACTGTTTCTTTCTATACCTTTGACATCGTGCCATCTTCTAAATATATTGTGATGCACTATTACTTCATCACCCACGTTAATAGGTGATTGAAATAATAGTGGAGTAGCGATTACTTTTGCTAATCTATTTATATATTGATGATTGAATATTTCAGTATTTAATATTAATTCTTTGCCATCCACTCGCTTAACATTATTATAACGCTGGCCAATAGGAGCCACAATGAAATCTTTATAAGCATTCATTTAATATTCTAAATTGTATTCAACTGATATAGCCATATTTTTATTAAAATCTTTCCAAGGTATAACTACTTTTTCTTTTCTAATATAAATACAGTATTTATCTTCTTCTTCTATTATATCGCATATTTGATGACCACCATACACCTCTTGATTAACAGAGTAATGCATGGAATCATTTTTATAGTCTTTACCTATTGTGATTTTTCTTATAATATTATTTTTCATCTTTAGGCCAGTTAATAGTTCCGTCCGTCAAGTTAATATCGTAACTTCCATATTCTTTCATCATTTTATCTTGAAGTAAAGAAACAGTATCATTGCCTAAAGCTATATCGTGTAATAGTTTGTGCTTTTGTGTTTCTAATCTACCTATATTAAATTGAAGACTATTTATTTTATTTACAGCATCTAGTAATTCATCTAAATGCTCTTTTGATATCTTGTCGACCTTTGGTTTAAGGTCAATAACCTTTTCTTTTTTTGCCATATTTAATTTAATTTAATTTATATTTATATTTTCTTAGTATTCAAATCCAAGTTCAAGTCTTATTGGACTTTTAAAACAAAGTTGTTCTGATTGATCAATTACGTCACTTATATTTTTAATTGTCATTGTTGTAGCACTATCAACTGAAACAACCTCTGCTGTTGTGGTGGCTGTTTCACCTACTATTAAATCTCCAGGTGCAAACACAAATCTAGGATCTGTTCCTGTTGTTGTTATTTGAACAGCAGCAGTTGAAGCAGCTTGGCCAGAACCTTGATTTAAATCTACGTCTGTACCAAAATCAAAAGCACCATTAGCGATAGCAGCAACAAAAAAAGTATCATAACCTTGAGTTTCTACAGAATAAGTAGTATCACCAGCAAATGGCCTACCATCACCGGACAATAATATTGATGGCGCCGTCTTTCCAGCAAAACTACACACGTTAAAAGCACTGTAACCAACTAAATGATCACCATCAGTTTGATTAGCCTCGGTTATGTCTACGTAACCTATTAAGTGTCTTCTAAATGCAGTAGCTTGACCGGCGCCCATACTAGTGTGAATAGTGTCAAATACAGGTGGAGCCGCACCATTAATTGGTTTAGCAAAGTAAAGTATCATGTTGTGGCTGTTACCAGCGGTAGCATTAGTACCCTGAATTATTCCACTAATATTAGTTAGCTTAGCAGTACCTTTTGGTATTTCAAATTTAGTCCAAGTAAATAATATATCGTTATCACTATAAGCTGTACCCATTGCAGTAGCAACTGTAAAATCTGGTCTAACTGTTACGTTAAAATATTTTCCCATTTTAATTATTTTTATTTTGTTGTTCTTGATTCTTTTTTGACGATCCGCCGAAAAAGAAGTCGACTACCGTATTAACTTTTGCGCTCATTGCACCAAATATTGTAGAGATAAAACTTATCTCAAATTCTCCTAACTCTAGGTCACCCATTACAAAGTACCTAAACATCATGAAACTTAAACCGAAGTACGCGAGCGTAAATAGCGACGCAAGTATTTTTTGAATAAGTGCATCGTCCTTGTACATATCTCTAGCGCTCTTTCTGTCTTCGACCTCTTGCTTAAAGGCTTTTTGTTCTGCTTCAAGTAATAGTCTTTTGAGAGCAAGCTTGGCTTCATCTCTCTCCTTGTCTGTTGTAATAACTTTATCAAGTATTCCTTCTGCATTTTCTACTACTGTGCTGAATAAGCCACCTACTAAATTCTTTATCATCGTTTATTATCTTTTATCATATCATCGATAGACTTATTCATGACCTTATCGGTATATGACTTGTTATTAAAAAACACACTCTTATCAGATGTTGGTATATCTTCTTCGCCTAAGAGTATTCTATAAATTCTACTTATTAAGTGCGAACACTTAAAGGAGGTTTTGAATACAGAGTATTTGATGGTTGTTCTGTTTCTGTGTCTCCACGTTTCTATCCAACCATTCCTCCTTAATTTTTCCCAACGGCTTTTATCCCAACTCATAGTATATGTACCGTCGATAAATTCATTTCTTGTAAAACGCCCCTTGCAATCTAAATAAATTAGTAATTCAAGATCCGCGTCTGTTAACCCGTAAGTTTTACAGGCCCATTTTCTAACGAGCCTGTAATACTTAAGGATTTGTAAATCACGTAAATCGTGACTTGTTAATCGCATTATACTGTTATGCCACCAGTATTAGAACCTCTATCTATTGCAACACCAGTTACAAAGCTTAAGTTTCCATAGAAAATGCTATTTGTTAGGTCAACCATGTCAACCATGCCATTTGTGTGAGGACCAGAATTTGCAGCCTCAGCTACAGCTTTAGAAATATCTTTAACTCTGTGACCAGTTGTTGCTGATGTATCATCGTGAGTTAATATAATTTCATCTTGCGTATTATTTGCGTTAAAGCAAAAAATTGCTGTTGTTGTAGTTGATTGTGGCTCTATAAAAACTATAGAATCAGCAAGAACTTGTATCGCGTCACCAGTAGCATCAGCTCCATCGCCATCGGCGAAATATAAAAATTTTTTCATTTTAGTAATTTTAAAAGTTATTAATTAGTAAGACAACACACCGTGTAGTTCAACAACTAGTTTTCCAGCAGTATATGTAGAACCAGAACCTCCTGGTGCCTCTCCAGCTGTAATATACAAGTAATCGTTAGCAGCTAATGCAATAGAATTGCTTTCAAAACTTTTACCTGCACCCATCTGTCCACCAGCAGTTACTCCAAGATTACCACCACTTAAATCGTAACCTTCAACTCTTGTAGCATCTGAATCACCTCTTATTTCAAGATCATCAATAATAGTACCACTACCAACTGTCATAAACTCTCTCATATACATTCTCACATGACTAACAACACCCATTGAGCTTTGCACGTACTTACCAATATAAGCCGCTCCACCAGCTGCTAATCCAACAACGTCTCCATCGTCGTTTTCAGCTTTTAATCCAGTTAAATCAACATATATTCTTGTTATAACGTTTCTACCATTAATTTCTCTGTAATATTGAGGATTTACAGCAGTAGCATCTGTACTAATAGTACCTACTCCGTAAGAGTTAAATCTAGATGTACCACCTGATATACCCTTTATCCAACCTGTTCCAGGTCTTTGAGAAATAGAAACTGCAGTAGCACCCACGTGTTGAAGGTTTTTTGCTACATCTATTGCTTTATTTACAGCTGTACCAGTTTCGAAATCAAGAGCATTAGCAAAACCCCCTTTGCTAGTATTTGCATTTACAAGGTTTAGTATTTCTCTCATAACATTTTTGTTTTCTCCAGCAGCATGAGTTACTCTTATTGACGCCATCCTACCAAGTCTATTACCTGTACTAAACATGAGGTCAGTAGTAGTGCTACTAACTGGATCGCTACCTATAAACCTACTTGCAGGAACACATATTGCTTCTGGGGCTCCATCGCCTCCAGTTTCAACAACTGCTTCTGCAAAATATAAAAAATTTTCCATTTGTTTTATTTTTTTATGATTAATAATTAATTTATGATTTTATGTGTGTTGTTTAAGGTCCGTGGTTTATGTTTAATCTACTTTATTATAGATTACACGTTTTTTAAAAATAGTAATCATTCTACTATAACTATATCTCTAGCACGTATTACTCTATACATAGTATCATTATAAGCTATATCATGACCAGCAATTGCATCATAATATATGATATCATCTTTTTTTACTACCTCAACTTGATCTCCAACAGATATAATGTTTGCTTTTTTATATCTATTCGTTTCATCAGTTTGATCTGTTAAAATTAAACCTCCAACTTTCTTTGGACCTTTTTTTATTTTATCTACTATTACGTAATCGTTAACTGCTTGCATTTTCTACTCTTATATTTGAAATTACACAATCAGCTGACATCACGGTTAAAGCTACACTTACAGCGTTTTTAAGTGCAGACTTAGTTACAAGCACTGGATCAACAATACCATTATCAATCATCTTAACAAAATCACCTGTTATAACATTACAACCATAACCTTCTTTCATATTAGTGTTAAGCTTCATACCAGCATTATCCATTATAGTTTCAAATGGTGATGATAAAGCATTAAGTAATACTTTACCAGCATCGCTGGTCGAAATTTTTTGAGACGCATTTAATAGTGCTACACCACCGCCTGGTACTATACCTTCTTGTAATGCAGCTTTAGTAGCATATATAGCATCTTCAACTCTATCTTTCTTTTCTTTTAATTCTACTTTTGAATTAGCACCAACTTTTATTATACCTACGCTACCTGATAACATAGCTAGCCTTTGCTCTAGTTTCTTTTTTATAAAGTTATTTTGTTCTTCTGCTAGCTTTTTGTTTAACTCGTCTATTCTAGTTTCTATATCTTTAGTCATACCATCTAAAGTTAATACAGTGTTTTTATCGTTAGTTATAGCAAACTCAGCTTCACCTAAGTGTTCTGGCTTCATAAGATCTAAATCATCACCTAGTTCTTCATTAAGTACTGTGGCACCTGTTAATATAGCTAAATCTTCAGTAGCATCTTTTTTAGTAGGACCAAAGCCTGGTAAATCAATAATATTAATCTTTATATTACCTTTAACCTTATTCATAAGTAGTGCTGCTTTTACTTGCTGTGCCACTGGCGCTACAATAAGTAAAGATCTATTGTTCTTGATAACATATTCTAATATGCTTTGTATTTTACGTATATTAGGTATTTCAGATGAACACACTAATATAAGTGGACTTTCTAACTCACAAACATGTTTATCAGTATTAGTTACAAAATGAGGTGATGTGAGGCCACAGTCTACTTGCACACCATCAACAACATCAACGTATGTATCTTCTGAATCACTCTCTTCCATTAAAACAACACCATTCTTACCAACCTTATCATAAGCTTCAGCTATTATTTTACCTAGTTCTTTATCGTTATTACATGATATAGCACTAACTGAAGATAACATATCACCTTCAATATCAATAGATATGTTATTAAGATAATCAATAACACTATCTAATGTTTTATTTACTCCATCTTTAATTTCTCTGATTGTAAGACCATCTGCGACTGCAGTGTCTATTTGTTTGATTAATGCTTCAGCTAGAACTGTAGCAGTTGTTGTGCCATCACCAGCATCACGTACTGTATTTCTAGCAGCCTCTTTTATGAGTGTCGCGCCCATATTCTCAACCGGATCTAACAAGACTACGCTTTCTGCAACGGTTACTCCATCTTTTGTTATGACCGGTTTGCCACGACCGTCTTCGTAGATAACGCATTTACCTGACGCACCTAATGTGGATTTAACGGCTTGGGCTAGTTTATTAACTCCTTTTATTACTCTATCTTTGGCTTCACCTCCAAAATCAAGGTTCTTCACCAAACTACTTGGTAAGTTATATTCCATGGTATTTTATTTTATTTAATTTAATTGCTTATAGGTATTATCACCTATGGTATAATATATTTAACCTCTTCTTTGGTTTCTTGCTTTTTGTCTAGTCGCTCTTTTATCCATTTTTTTTCTATATCTTGCATCTTTAGCATATCTAGTTTCGGCAGTTTCATTTGGATTAGAGTCTAGTATTCCACCACTAAGTGCAGGAATTAAAGTAGCTTTCATTGGAGAACGACGCATATCATGTAACATCTTTTGATGATCTTTATATGTAGCTTTTAAATCTTTTAGTCTAGCTTTTTCGTTTGCGTTTAAACTACCTTTATCTTGAAGTTTATCTATTTGTGATCTAGTTTCTCTAGATGCTAGTTCTAGTTTTCTCTTTAAACCTTTTGGATTTGGGTGGGGCTTGGCTACATTTTTATTATATTCAAGAATTTTCTTCATATGTTGCTTCTCTTGCTTCTTTGTCATTCTATCAGTATCGTCGTCAACTGGTTTTTTCTTTTTCTTTTTACCGTTAGGTGGATCTATTAATTTTGTAAACGGGCTATAACCCTTCATTTTAAACGCCATAATTATTGTTTTATACTAGTTAAATTTTTCTTCAAAATTTCTCATAGACTTCATATTTGCTGCTGCAAGTAGTTTTTTCTTTCTATCAGCTCTTTTTTGTTGTCTATTA